ATGAAAAAGAATGAATTAATGCAATACAGCTGTCCTCTTGGTAAAGCGATGTCTGCCTTGGGAAGCAAATGGAAACCTATTATTGTATTGGTGATCAAAGACCGGAAACTGCGTTTTGGGGAACTTGCAGTGCGCATTAATGTTATTTCCAGAAAAGTTTTGACCGATCAACTGAGAGAGATGGAAGCCGACGGACTGGTGATTCGTGAAGAATTTAAAGAGATCCCTCCGAGAGTAGAATATTCATTGACCGAGAAAGGTTTAGCATTACTTCCGATTTTATATCAGCTTGAAGAATGGGAAACCAAATACCATGTATATGATCCGGAAAAGGAGAAGGATTGCAAAATGATTTTGGAGGGGAAGAAAGTGCAGAAGAGTGTTGTTTAATGGTGTTTTTATTATTTATTAATTAACAGTTTGTTTAATTTTATTTCAATGCGTTCAGGATATTTTCCTCCAAAATAATTTACGAAACCATTTGCTATTATTGCTTTCGAACCAGCCCTTGGAGCTAAACCGTTATATGTGAAATAAACTGTATCATTCTTTAATTCGTAAGTACCCGGATATTTGTCATCACTTCTTATCAGTCCATTAGATATAAATTCAAAACTTTTATCATCATACATTTTAAGGTATATCCAACCTAATGGAGCTTCTCTGTCTGCCAAAAGAACCTTAAGGGGTATATCTAAATGTTAAAATAGTATAGTGTTAGAAAAAGGCCGAAAAATAGGCGAAAATTGAAGTTTTGAGCATTAAAAGGTATATGAAAAAAACCGATATTACGCGATAAAAAGCGTTATTAATGCGATATTTTCATAAGGTATTTGTTGGCTGGATTTCGTAAAAACGTTATTAAAGCAGTTTAGCCTTCCTGATTATTTCCTTTAAACTTTCTATTTCGCCTTCAAAATCGCTCATACGATCATAAATATCAGCAGGATCCGGTAAATGAAAATTAAGGTGCAGTTTAATTTCCCATATTTCCTTTATGCTTTCAGGGTTAATGTTTTGGGTTGGGTAATTCCTTCGATTATCTGATTTGCAAATTAAATTATTGTATTTTTTAATCTTATTAATGCATCTTTTAACCAGACCATCCTCGACCTCATTGGAAATTACTGCATAGATCTGATTATCTTTAATATCGCGCTCCCAATTTTCCACGAACTGACCAACTACAAAACTTTTGTCTGGAAGTGTGGGAAACATAGAATTTCCCTCGATCTCAAACATCCTAAACACCCCGTTATTAAGCCCAGGCATACGATATGCGGGAAGTTTAGAAATAAACGCTGTATTAGCATAGCCATTGAGATAACCGGCTTTTAAACGTTGAGGTACCAACACAATATTATCCCTGTTTAAAGAATCAACAGTAACTACAGCGGGTGCGGCAATTGTGGACGTTTTTTTTACTTTTGGTTTGTCCTCATTTACGTCCCCATTAATGTCCTCAAAGATTTTGAGGACATTATTTTTACTTTTGGATTTAAGCATTTCGCCCTCTCCAGTCACGAACCAATTCAGGTCTAAGTCTTCAAACTTGTTTGATAAATCTTGTAAAATATCAATTGAAGGCTTCGCATTTTCTTTCTTTAACCTATATAATTTCTCAGGAGAACTATAGCCCAGGGCCCTCGCAAGCTCAGGAACGCCGGAATATCCGTAAAATGCGGTAATCCGTAAGGTTCTTTCAAAGAAGTTTGAATTTATATTCAAATTTGTTTGCATAGTTCAAACTTGTTTGTATATTTGCGTATAATTATTACGCAAAAATAAGAAAATATGACAAGCAGCAATGAGAAAATCAAAATAAAAGTGAGCGAGGTCGCCCGTTTGTTGGGCTGGAGCTATACTACAGCGAAGTCTATAAAGGACAGAAAGTCACCAAAAGACAAATATCAAACTTATTTGGATTGCGAAAAAAAGCTGATTGAGGCAAAAGAACAAATAAATATAGAACTATCTAAACATTAACAACATGAAAAAGCTTATTCAAAATGTATTTAGTTACAAGAAAATTGATGTAACAGATGCGAACAGTGGTCAAAGTCAAGAAGCGACTTACTTCATGCTTTTTGGTTTAACGGTAAATATTACTTACAAATAATAATCCCAAATGGTTTCTGAGCGGTTCGATTCCGCTCCTGGGAACAATAAATGACAATGAATTTTTTACACAGCGATATTATTATACGAAATTCTGGCGACAAACAAACAGTTTGGCTGTCACAGCGTTTAGTAATTGACGTTTGTGGAATGTCAGAAGATTTTTTAAGAACAAAAGCGCGCCCGCGCTATAAGGCATCTGTTCAAGCTTGCTACCATCACCATAATATACTTCCGGATACAGGAAAAGGTTGGCGTTGGGCGAAAATGGAATCAGGATTTTATTATGATCTTTCACGTATTCCCAATAGAGCGCCACAAAATTACAGAGAATTGTTTGGTGATGCTACTGAATTGGTAAGAAACTATGAAGATTACATCAAAGGAAAGCAAAGTTCCAACTTTGAAACGGACTTTAAACGCCATTTAAACAATGTTTACAGATCGTATTTAGAATTTTACACCGATGCAAATGAAATACAACGCCTGGCACTTGCTAAAGCGTGCGCGGTAATCGACTTCATACTGGATCACAAAGATTCTTACCCTGGTACAAAGAATAAACTGTACAAGGACCTGGAACCTGTTCTGAAAAAGTTAGATCTGCAATATATCCCACATCATCATTTAAGACTTAAAGAGAAAATTGACGAACTATTTGCGACGGAAAGCCTGTCAATTCCTGATATCATAAAGCTTCCGAGAGCCGGAAACAGTAATTCAATGGTTTTCGCGGATCCTCAACTTGTATCCTGGGCTTTACAGCTTCGATCTATGCCAAAAAACTACAGTAACGATTACATAATCCGTAAAATAACGGATATGTGTTCGCTCACTGGAAAGCGTGTTCCTTCGCGCCGTTGGTTCGGACAAAACATATTTGAATTGCCAGGGACAAAATTTCTAACATCAAAAAGATTTGGATCCAGTAGAAAATCGCATATTCATAAATCATATATCCCTACTGAAGGTGCTTTGTATGCAGGAGACTGTTGGGAAATGGATGCAACCCGTGTTAATATTATCGGTCATTCTGTTGAAATAGTCGACGAAATCACCGGTAAAAAGAAAAAGGTTGAAAAGTTCCTGATGGTTGTTGCTATCAGAGACGTTCACAGCGGTGATATAGTGGGTTATTCTTTCGATCACTCTGAAAATAGAAGGGTGTACACTGATGCAATCGCAATGGCTGTTAAAAACACCGGTTATCTACCTTATGAAATTATTACTGACCGTTTCCCTGGCCACAATACTCCGGAAGTTGAGACACTGTTTGCAAGAATGGAAGCATTAGGTGTGAAAATCGAAATATCTCACAATGCAAATGACAAAGCAGGAGTTGAAAGGTTCTTCAGAACATTACAGCAGATAACGATGCCGGATTCTGATTTCTTTTATGGTGATGGTATTATGTCGCGAAGCTTATCGGCTTTCAGATCACCGGAATACCTTGAAGGAATCAAAAAAGAAAGTAAGAAGGCCGGATTTGATATGTATGCAGCTGTTGAAGAAAGTACATTCATCATTGAAACCTTCAGAGATACACTATACTCAAAATACAGCCGTAAACATTCAAAAATAAATCTTTCACCGCGCCAAATTCATGATCAGTCAGAAAAGCCGCATGTAATTGAGGTTTCAGATGCAACCATATCCATGTTATTCGGACTTAAAAAGAAAAACATCCAGATCAGAAACAACGGTCAGATTGAAACTGAAATTTACGGCGTTAAAATGCACTATTTCATTAGCCCGGCATATTATGACGTGATCAAAAATTATCACCTGGAATCAGTTGTTCTTTCCTATGATATTGAAGATTTAAGCGTCGTATATCTATGGGAAAATCACGGAATACTATTGAAGTCACTTTGTGAAGCTGAGTTTTTTGTTCCTGCTAAAACAAAAGGTCCTAATAAAAACCTTCAGCAGATCGGAGTTGCCAAAGCCCGTGAAAAAGCAATTGAATCTTTGAAAAGTATCGACTATGAGCAATCAATTGGAGAAGAGAATTATATGCTTGGCAAATACGGTAAAAAAGATATAACAAATACGGCAGATGATTATTATGGTGATCGACCGGTTAAAAAAGTATCCGGAAGTGATGTACAACCGGATGACTTTGAAAGCGATTACTTAAATGATCGTAATGCTTATTAATAAATAAACCTTGATATGACAAACTTACAAAAAAATGAGATTGTAATTCTCATTGAAAACGAAAAAACTAGACTTGGAAGCTATGCCAAAGTAGCAACAAAGTGCGAAGTGAGTACAGCGACGGTTTCACAAATGATAAACCGAAACTGGGACCTGATCAAACCGGAAATGTGGTCAAAGGTTGGGTTTTCACTTGGATTTGATGAAAGTGAGTGGCAGATCGCCGAAACAATGGGATACAGAAAGGTAGCGAACATTTGCACCGATGCAAAAAACGAAGCGTTTTTCATGATTCTTTCCTCACCGGCCGGTAGAGGTAAAACAAAACCATTGGAAAAATACTACGAACTGAACGCTGATAATGAGGTTTTTTATATCAAATGCCGTGAATGGGCAAAACGTGAGTTCCTTGTGGAACTTTGTAAAAGCCTGGGAATAGATTCTACAAAATATTATGTGCATGTTGACAAACTGGGCGCTAAAGTTTCAGAGTTTTTCAACCAGAGAAAAGGCAGAAAACCTCTTTTAATCGTAGATGATGCTGGTAAGCTGAGAGATAGCGCAATCAGATGGTTCATTCATCTTTTTGATGAAAACGAAGATAATATGGGCTGCTTACTTGCAGGTACCGAATATCTGGAGAAAAGAATCCGTGATGGTGTGAGGCTTAAAAAATTGGGATTCGATGAAATTGAAAGCCGTTTCGGTAGAACGTACCTCGGTCTGATTGGTACAACCCAGAAAGATGCACAGCTGATCTGTTCCGCAAACGGTATTCATAACAATTCCCTTCAGATTCAACTATTCAAAGAATGCAACCCGCTAAAAAAAATCATTCAGACCCGTGACGGGAACCAATCGATTGAGGTTATTGAAGATATCCGCCGGCTCAAAAGAGCTATTAAAAGAGAAAAATTAAAACTCCAATACAACTAAAATGATTACAAAAGAAACCACAGAAGAGAAGATCATCGAAAGTCTCAAAGAGATTAAAAAGATCATGACAGAACACATTACAGATGTGCAGGCCTCAATTGCTTTAATGCAATCCAAAACAAAGCCTTTTGAAGATTATCTGCATAGCCTTCCATCAGTTCAGTTAGATTTTCATTACGGAAACTCATATGCTGTCAGAACTCTTATAGATGAAATCAAAGCAATACAAGTAAATAATTAAACCATTATGAAAACAGTAAAAATTTATTTAAACAAAGAAAAAACAAGATTTAGAATTGTAAAACCAACTGCTCAATTCAACGGAAACTGGGATGCTCTTGTTTACGATGTAACTAACGGAAATTTTCACTCTTTTAAAGTATATAAATAATGGAAAACACAATTCAAATACCAGATTTAACACCTGAGCAAATTGAAGCTGTCGCTACAAAGTTCAAAGAAGATAAAAAAAAGGCTAAAGAAAAACTGACTGCAGATAAAAAGATTCTGAAGGGTCTTGAAGATAGCGTGGTGGTTGAAAACATCGATTATTTTATTGATGTACGAAAGGATTTAGAATCCCGGATCCTGGGACTTTTTGCAAACATGGAACCGATCATTGACCTGAGAGCCGGTATTTATGGCAATAAAAAAAGAGAACAGGATACACACACTTTCACTCTCGATGATGGTTCTGCCAGTATAAAAATCGGATGGAACACACGGACAACCTTTAACGGAACTGAAGCTGAAGGTATTGTAAAGATTAAACAATACATGGCAGCCCTGGCAGGAGAAACGGAAAATGAAAAAATCCTTATGGAGTTTCTGAATATCGCGCTCAAAACAGATATACAAGGGAACTATGATCCAAAAAAAGTAAGGGAATTAAATAAGATGCGCGACAAGGCTAACAGCGATCTGTTTAATGAAGGAATGGATATCATTATCCAGGGCATGATTGATATCAGAACTTCACGCGTTGTAACCGGTTACAAAATGGTTGATTTTGGTGAAGGTAATAAAAGACGTGTGAACTTCACTTTTTCAATTGACTGATGGAACAAATGTTAATTATAGGGACCTGCTGCTTTATGGGCGGCGTTCTGGTCGGAGTGATTGTAAGCGCTTTTATTACCTGGAAAATGGTAAAATAAATCCCAAATGGTTTCTGGGCGGTTCGATTCCGCCCCTGGGAGCAAATAAAATTTTAACACAATAAATATGAGAGCAATCGGAGTAAAGGCCTTTATAGATAAGACCTTTGATACATTCGCTTTTACAGGCGAATGGCTTGAAAGTTTCGGAGAGCCGGAAAAGAATTTTAAAATGATTTTGTATGGCGGATCCGGTGAAGGTAAAACTGAATTTACTGTCAGGTTTGCAAAGTATCTGGCATCGTTTGGTAAGATTTCGTATGTAAGCCCGGAACAAGGTATTTCTAAAAGCCTTCAGGATGCTATAATCCGTAATAACATGGATGAAGTTGCCGGAAAAGTAATGTTTTTGACTGGCGGATCCTTTGACGAACTGGTGATATACATCAAAAAAAGCAGGTCAAAGGTTATCATTATTGACAGTTTGGATTATATGAAGCTTACCGTTGACCAGTTCAAGATCCTGATTGCCAAATTTCCTAAAAAAGCGTTCATCATTATCGCCTGGGCGAAGAATGGATCACCGAAAAGTCAGCACGCAAAAGATATTGAATTCATGTGTGACATCAAGTCTTTTGTTGAAAGCTTCAGAATTACCTTACCGACTAGCCGATTCGGCGGGAACAAAGAATTTGTTATCTGGAAAGGTGCCGGAAAGAAGAAAGCCGCTGTTTCAATTCCTTCACTATTTGATAATTAAAAAGAGAAAAAGTGGCGAAGTTTAAAAAGAGATTAAAAATCGAAAATGCAGAAATGTTTAAGCTTGAATACTTTGAAGGAGGAGCAGATCTGAAAACTAAAGAATTCAATTCTTATAAGGCATTAGAGCAATTTCACAGCCGACAGACTGATTTTATGTACATAGATTACCACAGGTATGCATTTATTAACGGAAAGTGGCATCGTTTCATAAAACTACTATCTCCGATTGTTTTTGAAAGGGACGTTAATTTCATCAATAAAATATTCTATGAAAATGCTGAAGTTAAAAATCCTCAAAATTCAGATAATGAAGAATGATTTCATCACATAAATAATAATATAATGACACAAAAAGACCAGTTAAAAGTAATGCGTGCCGGGTTCACCATAATCAGAGCAGACGAACATAATCTGCTGCTGAAGTATAAAGATAGAAACAACCTTCACTGGAAGGTATTAAGGTCGGATTTTTCATCAAAAGCGGCCTTACAAAGAGAGGAAAAAGAGTTTTTAAAACAAAATTTATTTATAGAAGATTAAAATGCAAACAAACGATTTAAACAAATTAGTATCTCATTACGAAGATTTGACAAGTGTTTCAATATCCCAAATTCCATCAGGTTTTATAGGTAACTCAGCAGATATGAAGGCACTTAAAACCGCTATTGACGAATCTTTAATAAGAAAAATAAGGATTGATGTTCAAAAATATGAAACATTAGGAAAGTCCCGCCGATGGATTAGACGATGGGTAAAAAGAAAATATAACATTGTAGAATATTAAATTATGAGAAAAACAATACCAAAACTTTACCGGATCAACTAATCCCAAACGGTTTCTGGGCGGTTCGATTCCGCCCCTGGGAGCAAATAAAATCACATACAATGAATTTAAGAATTAAAACCCTGAAAAAGAAGATTGAAACAAAGCATTCAGCTTTTGCAATCAGTCAAACAGTGTATCTGCACACTCGCAGAACTACTAACATCGATGAACTAACGCCTGAAGAGATTGAAACTATTTATAATGTGTTCTTTCCGATGGAAATGTCAAACGAACAGGAGCTTGCTCATGCAAAGCTTCAGCAAAGTTTAAAGAATCATCGGTCAAACATCCTGACGATTGCAAGCAGATTAGGCTTAAAAGAGCCTGATTCTTGGGATAAGTTTAATAATTGGATGCTTACCATGAGCAAGTTTAAAAAACGGCTAAATGACCATAGTCTTGAAGAATTGAAAGAATTGGAGATCCAGTTTAGAGGTATGGAAAATAATTATGAAAGATCTGCACGCACGCCAGGAACAAAAGCCTGGTATCATAAAAATAAATTAATACCTCCATCAGCGAATTAATGTGTAATAAAATAGGTTTTGCGAGCAAAAAAGAAGCGAATACAACAAAAAACTTCATTCGCAGAACTTCATCCCGGACCATACTTCCGGTACGAGCTTATTTCTGCACCGGTTGTGGTAAATGGGTTTTAACAAGTAAGAAAATTTTTAACAAAAATGAACATATTAGACAAAAATTATCCGGAAATCAGCGTAAAGACCGACGCAGAAGATTTGAGGGTGATGATTAATTATCTCAATGAACTGGGTGAATTCATACAGGAGAACGGTGAACTGAGCCGCACGGTATCAATTATGCTGCTGAAAGAAGTTAGAGATAAGCTTATGATGAAGGAATTTCAGAAGAAAGGCACAAAGAAGCTTTTTCTTATGAAATTTAAAGCTTATCACATTGCAGCCCTCTATGAATCTTTCATCTTTAATAGTCAAATTAATCAGGTTAAACCCTTTGAACAGAACTGTATTCGCAGGTACAAAAACCAGTTTCATCAAAAATTAATTGCACTATGAGGACATTCTTAGCAATTGGAAGAAAAACTGGATTAAGAATATCATTTAAATATGGTTTAAACGGGGTTTTAACGGCTGTTGAGTTTGACGGGGAATGGACCGATGAACTGGTGGAAAGAATCAAAACAAAAATTCCGGCAAATGTGATGTACTGCATTTCCCAGATCAAACATCAGTCACCATCCAGTCAATGGATATTTAAGGAAATGACAGATCTTTCTTTTGATGGTTTTTATAAAAAATATCCCAATAAACTCGGAAAGAAAGCTGAAGCTTTAAAGGCGTGGAATAATCTCACAGACCCTTCGCGGATGGATGCAATGCTATACCTGGATATTTTCATCCCACAAAAACGAAAAGAAGGAACAAACATTCTTTATGCATCAAGCTATTTAAATGGAAGATACTGGGAATAGATATGAAAATTAACGGATTTGAATATTCTAAAAGTGAGATTTTAGAAGCATTAAGAAAAAAAGGATACCTAATAATACCATTCAGAACTTACCACGAAAGGTCAATGCACGGAAGTTTATTTATTAAAGAGTGGTTCAACACTGAGTGTGCTGTAAAAGGTGAAGAGATTCCTTCAGATGAAAATATCTGGACCAATGTTGCAATCAAAGAATTTCAAACGGAATTCATAAAACCTAAACTTACATAAGTACGGAAAACCGTTTTTAAAGTGCCGTACAACAATCTAATTTTACAAAAAAAAATAATCATGCAAGAATTTAAACTATTTGGAGCAACTGTAAAGCACAAACCTAATACAAAGGTCGAAATGCTGCAATTGAACGGATTTATGTATTCAAAAACTGAAGTAATCGAAGCCCTGAAAGCTCGCGGTTATCAGATTAAAATCTGGAAATACCAGGATGATGATCAATACGCTGTTGAATGTGCTGTAAAAGACAATGACGAACCATCAGAAGAGAATATGTGGCACAAAGTGGGAAACAAAGTTTTACAAATAAGAATTAAACCAAAATTATAGATTATGACTGAATTCAAAATCAGCGCTCAGGAAGATATCATCAACGAAATACTTGAGCATTTAGAATGTGGCATTTTAGGCCAGGGATTTGCAATGTCTTGGGATTGCAAAGTGATAGACAAGAGTAATATCAAATTTACCTTAAAAGAAGGCGCTAAACTTGAACTGAGGGATATTTTCTGGTTTGGCTATTTAACAAAAGATTAATTATAAAATCCTGTTATGCAGGATTTTTTTATTTTTACAAAAAAATATTACATGAAAACATTACTATTTCTACTCTTTCCAGTTCTTTTTTACTCGCAAACATCCTTTAGAAACCTGGATTCGGCTTCATTTGTCAGCCAAATAGACGCCATCATTAAAACAACAGGAAAGGATTATAAATTTATTGAGAAAGGGACTGAAAAAAGCTTTGATTATTTAGTGTACAATACCGAAAATGACACTGACGATAATTTGCTTATTACATACTATACTTATATGGAAGGTGATGATAAAAACCTTGAAATTGCGGGTGTTAAAAGGTGGGATTTTAGAAGTATCAGGGGGAAATATAGGACGTTGTTTCCAATTTGGAAAAAGTATGTGGAACCAGGGGCTGATATCGAAAAATTATCAAAATCCAGATATAAAATGAAAGGTAATTATTCAATAAGTGAACTGAGTGAGCCTCTTTGGTTAATGAGATTTTAAAATCCTGTATTTACAGGATTTTTTTTATATGAAATTTGCAGGAAAAAAAACTTCATATATTTTTGCAGCATGTGTGATGCGAAAAAAACTAAAACAACCACTGAAAACCGACACAGAGCAGTCAGAGCAGAATATAAAAGACTGTCAGATATTCAGGAGTACGGCGTGCAAAAGCATAGCTTTGATTGGATAGTAGCAAATTTGGCCCACAATTTTTTTTACAGTACCGCAACTGTAGAAAATATCATTTTCCACAGGGTATAATTTGCAAGTAAATTAATTACCTATACATTTAAACTTTAATAACTGAAAACTAAAACCAAAAGCCAATGAAGTAAACAAAACAATTTCTCATACAAGTGTTATTTTTAAAGCAAAGAAAACCCCGCTATTTTTTAGCGGGGTTTTTTTATGGTTGATTGATTTGATATCCTGCCTCAAAGTCGATTCCTGAGAATGTTCCTTCTTCCGGATCCTGAGCGGCACTATCATCCCGGATGATACACTCAAAAGTTATTTTATAAAGGTTTCCGGTTCCACCGGTATCTTCAGGGTTAAAACCCAGTTTTCTCATGGAATTGTAGTTTATCCCGGATGTTCCGTGGAAACGACTATTAATAAAGTCCATGATCTTCAGGAAACGAATTGCATGGTCCTGGTTAAATGATCCTTGAAAGGTATTGGCAAAAGTTTCATAAAAGTAAAAGCAATCGACTTGAAGGGTGATCTGTTGTGTTTTTTCCCCCAGGTCAGTAATTGCCATTGTTCGGTAAGAAAAAAATACCGCCGGTGCCGGGAATTCAAGTTCATCAGATAAAAAATTCACCTGATTATTCCAAAGGTCAATCCATCTTATCGGTGTTTTGTTCTCACGGCCGGCAATGGTATTAAGCATACCGTACTTTTCAATTTCTTTCTCGTTTAAATCGGCGGCCAGTATTTCAGCCATTTCCACATATAGATTACTCCAACTTTCCATTATAAATTTTTAAATTTTTGAACAATAAACTCAAAGAACCAGTCATCCAGTCCTTCCATCATTTTCGCACTTTCACCAATAAATTGACGTTTCGGCATTTTAAAAGTGATCACATTTTTTTTTGTTAATGCCATCCACTTCCATTTTTCATCTTTTGTTTTTTTAAACATATACCAGAAATATTTCCTGCTTTTCGCGGTGATCTTTATTTGAACGGTTCCGCCTTCATTATGAAGCCCCGCGTATGGAGCATACGATCCGAATACGATCTGAAGCTTATTTCCTGATAGTACTTTAATACTTTCCAATAGAAATGATGTTGAGATCAAGAGCGCTCCACCTGGACGGTAGTCCGGGCTTACTCTTTTATCCCATGCATCAAAGCTCTGATCTGTGAATCCTTGTTTACGGAAACTGTCTTTGAAATAATTCAGACAATATATCATTGCATAACGTCGGGCTTTGTCAATTGCTTCAGCAGCAATACCTTCAAAATCCGGCATAGGTGTTTGAACTTCCATAATTTTTGTATATTTGCATTGAAGAGAAGAGTGATCTGATCTTCTTCCTTACGGGCGCGAGGTATGGCGCCCTTCTTTATTTAATTAAATCCCTTACCTTTATTGTTTCAGCCTTGTTTCCGGTGATAATAATTATTTCCTCAAAAGCACCTTTGTAATGTGCTTTTAAATGGCCTCTTAACTGATTTTTGAAAAATTCTATAGACTGTCTGAAATCTTCAGTAATATCAAAAACAACCGTTTTACAGCCTTGCCTTTTTGCTGAGTTAAGGTTTGAAGAAATATTTTTCCCGCGTTGTTCTTTACGGTCGGCCAGTTTACCATCAATCAAATATTCCGGATTCTTATGGTTCTGAACGTCAATATGAGGTCGTACAAATACATCTTTATCCAGTTTTTCAGCAATGATCATCCCGGTTTCCACATTTTTCACCTTGTCAGATTCATCAGCAAAGATGTTTGCATACACTTTTTTCCCGTTTTGTGCAGTATATGCTTCATCGTATGGTGCATTTAGTTTCATATATTCGGCATTTACTTTCGCCTTGTGATCCATATTCAACAGCTTGAAAAACCCGCCTTTCTTCGTGAAAATTTCTTCATCCAGGGCAACGTTTCCACGGAATTCAGGAAGTACGGATTCATCGTCAAATTTGCCGGGTGTTGCTTTTGCAGCTGTCTGGATGATGTAGCACCGGCAGCGCCATCCATTCGGGGTATAATAGATTTTCCAGAAGGCGTCTCCGATCGGTTTGATTATGCCGTTTAGCAGCTCATGTTCCGGCCGTACTCTATCATCACCAACGGTTCTGTATTCCAGATTTGGAAAGATATCGGCATCCTTCATGAAAATTTTCCACTGTTCAGCCGCCTGACAGCCTTTTATTGCTGTTTGGTGTTCTGCCTGGATATAGTTCTCATTAAACTTTTGATTGGTTTTCCTTGCTTGCTGAAGGAATTCCGGAAATAATCGGATTCTCCCTTTATCCAGGAGATTGTTGTTCATTTCCTGAAGTTGTGTGTAAGTCTTTGCGCTTGAAAATTGCCAGAGATTTTTTTTAAATTTCTGCTGAAGGGATTGTGGTTCTTTTACATCAAATTTTTTCCACTTGTCGCCATAAACTGTTTCAGCACCTTCTGACAGATCTTTGTAAATTTGTTTTACAAGGTCTTTGTTCAGATCTTCCGGTTTTAAATTGCCATCGTGCATATCTTTAGCAATCTTTTGTATTAGCCTGGCGTACGGTTCCAGATCAATAGCTTTGAAAGCTTCAGATATTGATTTGCATTCTTTACAATCACAGCTATTTCCATTATAGGCCGCTTCGATATCGCGCAAAACGGCCCTGGTTTTTAGAAATGCGTTTATGTCAGGGCTTTTTTTTTTGAAGCACCCTGAGCGGCGGGTTCTGGTTGGGTGACACCGGAACCGGCGTTTTTAATTCCTAAAATTCTAAGACCGGTAATCTGTTCAATTTGCTCAGGATCAAAATCAAAATAATTTCCTAATCCGCTAATAATTTTAATCAGCTTATCAATAGTCATTTCATCTTCATCATCCCACTCAAAATCATAGTTTGCAAGAATTGAGTAAGCAGGTGATAGCTTTACGAGTAACGGAATAAGTTTTTCGTTAACAACATTTCGGACCAGAAGTTTATCTGAAGTAAACCGGAACTGCGCTAATTCAAACTGTATTTCCACGGAACCCACAAAACCTTTTTCATCAGTCAGTCCTGTTCCTCCCAGAATTCTTTTGGAAGTTTCATTGTCAGCCCGTTTGATCAATCCGTCAAATGCTTCCTGGCTATTGGTAGATGATATATTCGGAATTTCAAATTTTTCGTTTCCACGACCGATCATGAAATTATTGCTTTTGAAATTTGTTGCCATTTCAAAAAGCTCCAGTAATCGTTCATCATCCTCCCGGTCGGTAGTAACAAACAAAGGCGGTACGCCGTACTTTTCAATGAAATCGAGCCATGAACCCAGACCCAATTTTTTAGCCAAGATAATCGGCGCAATTAAAGCCCGGATCCCTAAATCTTTGTAGTCTTTACCAACCTGAATATAATAAGTGGAAAGCGGCCCGTTTCTATAATCTTCACCAGTGGTCTGACCAGGTTCCTTCAGGATAATTCCTTTCTTTGCATTGAAATAGGGCTGCTCAATCTCTTTTATTTCCGTTAAAAATCCTTCTTCATTGGTTTTGAAAACTTCAATAAGCTTTGTGCCGTCAAACTTGTACTCCAGGACCAGTTTGATAAATTCCTGAAACCATAAAGTTTTAAAAAGTTTTTCAGCCTCTTCATCCCGCTCTTTTGTTGTTTTGCTTACAAGCTTAAAAGGAGATTGTTGCGTTTTGGCTATCCTTGTTTCAATTGTAGATTCCAGGTGATTGTCGGTCCATTGGTTTCGGTATAACGCATGCAGATTTGTTTTGTCCGGGTTATCCGGATCCGTTGCGAGCATTACGGCCGTTTTCCATGAAGCCAGATCTTCCACTCTCATAATGGTTGCCTGGTGTTTTACCACATCTGAAGGCATAGACGGATTCTGTCTTTTTCCCGCTGCCATTACCTGGTTTAACTGGGTGTATGAAGCATTGCCAATGAAAAATTTTTCAGCGGCTCTGTATATTGGATTTGTCTTTAAACGTTGTTTAAATGGTTTCATCAGATATAAAAGTTTTCATTTTTTAAATTGCCATACAGCATTTTTGAGGCTGTTGTTCCTGTTGATTCTGAGGGTTTAGCCGGCAGATCATCAAACTTGATAATACCGCGATGCATCTTATCCAGTTCCCGTTCCGCCCATTCCAGATCCTTTTCATTGCTTTCGCCGGCTTTCCTTCCGTTCCGTCTCTTCATATCATATCCTACCATTTTGGCCAGGATTTTTATGATATGTGGATGACGTACCGGTGAAGTTTTGGAAAAAATTGTCTCAACATCATAGTATTTTGAAATCATGGATTTCACTTCTGTGATTCGGTGTTCCTCCAGTTCGTCCCTGGCCTGTTCAAAATCAGCCACGCTTTCATCCAGTAGGCGTTCAAGCGTGTACGTGTTTAAATCTTTATTCTGTAAGTAAATCATATACGTTCATTCTTTGGTTTCATTTTACCCATTAGGTTTTTAGCTTTTTTCTTTGGAGTGTATTTTTCAAGTTCTTTTGTGGTGGCTTCATGGCTGTCCGGCCAGTCATCATGGCCATTATAACCTGGTTCAATTCCTTTAAGCTGGCTTAATGCTACCTGCGTATCATTATTTCCCTTAATGGCTTTGTTTATATACATTCGGTTGTTCTGATAGTAGGACACCAATGATAAGATCCGGTCTTCCTTATTCCCTTTGATCGTAACTTTTTTTAGTCTGAGTTTTACGCCTGTCTCTTCCTCGACTTCTTCAATGGTCCGCTGTACTTCATCATTCCAGAACTGGGATTCATATTGCCAGTGAACCCGGACGCCTGGAGGCAGGTTTTTATCAAAAAAACTCATCCATAGCAGTGCTGCTTTCATTTTTGTTTGTTTACAGAAAAGATCATAGATGTAGAATTTCTTCGCCATAAGCCCCTGAACATTTACTGCATTATAATCACTGTTTTCGTTCCCGGCGTATGCGATATCCCAATGACCAACGATATGCTCAAATTCTTCGATTGACATATCTACCCAGTTGATCATTTCATCTTTAAAGTGAGTTCCTTCAACGTGTGGTTGGTGATTATATTCAGCATTTCCGGCAAGCGTTCCGATCCCTTCAAAAGGATCTTCAATCAGGATCCGGAAATAATCATCTGAATATTTCTGATGCCAGGTGGGTTTATAAGTTACAGGATCATACGCTTTAACTTCATGTACAATCCATTTCGGGTGTTTGTCCTGGAGTTTTGTCTGAATCATTACCGGTGCAAAACGGTTGTTTGCTTGCCACCATCTTCGATATTCACCGTCCATACATGGAATAAGATCCTGTTCAATCCATTTTACAATTTCATTTTGTCTTTTTGGATTTTTTACAAGTTGCTTATCTTCGATATCATCACAAACAATCATGTTAGGACGGGTGTTTTTCACTCTTAAACCCCTCACAGATTGTCCCATCCCTAAAGCCTGGCCGATAAAGCCGCCTTTTGTTACGAACTTTTTATCCTCCCAGTTACCTATTTGCTGCTGCTCACCGAAATCCGAAATAATACGGGGATTCGCCTCAAATTCTGCTTTGATATCCTCCAGGAGCTGTTTGGCTTTATCAAATGAATTCCCGATAATAACCAGGTATACCGGCTCACCACAAAGCCATCGCCAGAAAGGTATAATGATATTACTCCAGACAGATTTTGCAAGCGCCCGGCCCCACTGGCAGAATCCTTTAAATGTTTTGTGTTTTGCGATAAGCTCAGCAAATTCGATTTGGAAGTCAGCACATGCTGAAGTTGCATAGTGTGGAAAATAATATTCTACCATCCCACGGATATCAGTTTTGTATCCGTCAATTCTTTTTTCTTTCTGTTTCTTTGTTTCGTTCAGGTTTGGTGAGCCTGCGCTGCGCGCAAACTCTAACTTTTCGAGATAGCGCTCTAAAGCCAGTTTATCCTGTCGTTTCATGTCTTTGGTCGTTATTAGTTTTTTAAGGGCTAAAAAAGGCGTTTAAACGCTTTTTAAATGCTCTAATTGTATAGTGTTGCGGCGTGAAGGATGTGTTCGTGTTGAAAGTCTAAAGTTTTCATGTATAATTTTTCGTCATATTCCCTCATAGCGCCAAAGATTTTTTCCTGTATTTCGATATACCTGGTTAGAGTAATTTTGTTTTCAGTGTGAAAGTTTGCCAGTGTTTTGTTCCACATGGCAATTCCCTGATCTATAAAAACCGTTTGCCGCTTCAGGTCTTTTTCTTCTGCCTTCAGTTCCGCGACCTGGGTTTTTAGTTCAACCTGAATATTCTTATTGGAAACCTCGCGGATCTCTTTTTCAAGTTCGCGGATCTGCTGAGGGTATTCCTTGATTTTTTTCATGATATCCAACCGTTCCACGGCAAGGTCATCAATAACCTGTTGGATCCGGTCAAGCCTTTGCCCGGACTGATTAATTTTTGAATCCCTGATCTGTTTCCAGTTTCCGTTTTTTATCCAGTCACCTACCGTATTAGGTCTTACTTTGAGTTTTATCGCAATTTCCTTTGCTTCCATCCTTTCTTCTGTAAAGTAGAAGAATGCGAGATTTTTCTGCTCTTGTTTGGCCATCTTATCACTGTATAATTAATGAAGCAAAGTTGCGGTGAAGAAAATCCCCTGTAAAATTCCCGTACTAAATCGTACCGTAAATCGTACTAAATCGTACCGTGAATCGTACCGATCTGGTACACCGATTTTACAGGAAAAAAAAGCCAGTGCAATTTTGCCAATGTAAAACGAACGGAATGGCAAAAAAGACAAAAATTGAGGCAGCAGTTACCAACGGGGTTTTAAAACTTCGTTTGTCCGGTAGGATCTGGCAGGGTGACGTTGCATCATCTTTTAAATGGGAAATTGATGCTGCATTGGCTCAAAATATCAGAACTGCTGAACTATATATCAATTCTGAAGGCGGATCAGTATTTGAAGCCCAGGAAGCGATCAATGAACTAAAAAGACTTGATAATGTACTGGTCACTATTGGATCATTGGCTGCTTCTGCTGCAACGATGTTTCTCTGTCATTTTGAAGCTCAATCTTATAGCACGTCACAATTTATGATTCATAAGCCGCTAACCTGGGCAAGCGGAAACGAAGACCAAGTGAAGGCGGAACTGAAGGCTCTTACCAATTTAACAAATGTCTACCGATCTGCTTATGCAAAAAAACTGAACATTACTGAAGAGGAGGTTGACGATCTATGGAAAAATGACTATTGGATGGATGCAAAAGAAGCCAAAGAAAAGGGCCTGATATCGACAATCATCGACGAAGAAATTGAAGTGGATGAAACAACCGTGGCGATGATGGTCGCTTGTGGTTGTCCGAATGTTCCGCAGCCAACTGCCAAAAAACCCGACAATACAAACAACAACGATACAAAAATGGACATCAATCAATTAAGAGTTGCATTAGGTATGTCAGCTACCGCTACAGAGCAGGAAGTTCTTACCAGATTAACAGAAAACAAAAACAAAGCTGAAGCCGCCGCTGCTTCTGAGGCTGTTTCTAAAGAACAGGCGAAAACCAACGCCGAAAGGGTTGTTAATAAAGCAATCCTGGATAAAAAGATCACAGCAGATATGAAAGAAACCTATGTCAGCTTACATATTCAGGATCCGGCATCAACTGAAGCTATTTTAAACGGTATGAAAGGTGTTACTGCTGCTTCCGAAAGTCAAAAGCACACTGCTGACGGTGAACTCCCAAAAGGAAGAGAAAACTGGACCATTGATGATTACCTGGAAAAAGATCCACAGGCTTTCAATGATCTATGCGAAACCAATCCGGAATTGGTTAAGAAAATGAACGCTGCTTATTCTCTTAAAAAATAATTTTTACTAATTAACTATGTCACAAAAAGTAGTAAGCGTTTTAGCGCTTAAAAATGAGTTGGCGGTTACTGAGTTGGTTAAGAACTTTAACCATGAGCATACCTGGCTTCAGGAAGTGCCTTCAAAACCGCAATGGGTAGGAAATGACGTGATCAAAATTCCGATCCAGGGAACGGCCCCGAAAGTTCTTATTGATAATAAAATTTATCCAATCAACGGGTCACAGCGTGAAGATGGTCACATCAAGATTTCTCTTCATAAGTATGAAACGGAAAACACTGAAGTAACATCGGATGAACTTTACGCGCTTCCGTACGAAAAAGTGAATGACGTTCAGGTTCAACACAGAGAAACTTTGGAAGATGTTACGGCTGAACATGCTTTGTTTTCCTTAACACCTGAAGAGGATAGCCCGGTATCGCCTGTATTGGTGACAACAGGACCGGATGACGGAACTGGCAGAAAAAGGTTAATCACTAAGGACCTGAGAACACTTAAAAAGAAACTTGATAAACTGAAAGTTCCTAAAAAAGGGCGTGTATTGGTTTTATGTTCGGATCACGTAGATGATTTACTGGAGCAGGACGAAAAGTTCAACCAGCGTTACATGAACCACGAAGAGGGCGCCATTGCCGCCAAATATTACGGATTTAAAATCTACGAAAGTATTTATGCTCCTGAGTTTACGGATGCAGGCGTGAAAATTCCGTATGGCAGCGCTACTGAAGGAACTGAAGCTTCCGTTTGTTTCTTCGCTCCAATGACTGCGAAAGCACCGGGAACAGCTGAACGTTTTGCAATCGACAAAACTCAGAATCCTCAGTTTAGACGTCACGAAATTGGATTTGAATTGCACTGGGTGTGCGTAGCGATCAAAGATGAAGGTCTTGCCGCTATCAGATCAGGAAAAGCAGCTTAATAATAACTAATAACCATTTTACTATATCAATCAGAAGCCATGTCAACACTCAATCAATTATCATTAAAAATCGCTCAAAGCCAAAACGGCGTACAGGAAATTCCCAAAAACAGCAATGCTGGACCAGCAGTGGAATCATATCTTAAAAGTGTTGGGCTTGGTAAAGGATACGCGTGGTGCATGGCTTTTGTTTATTGGTCGGTCAAAAAGGCCGCTGAAGAACTAAAAACAACTAACCCCCTGATAAAAACAGCCGGCGTATTACGCCAGTGGAATGAGATCAATCCAAAACTGAAGTTTGGAGGACCTAAGCCTGGAGATATATTCATAATGGATTTCGGAAAAGGCCAGGGACATACCGGATTTGTGGTGGAAGTTTACGGTAATGGTACTGTGAAAACCATCGAAGGTAATACCAATGATGACGGAAGCCGCGAAGGTTACGAAGTCGCCTACAGGATCCGGAAGAACTCAGTTTTCAAGGGATTTATCAGGATACCTAACTAATCAATGAAAACAGCATTCATATTTATATTTTTAATTCTGGGTTGCCTTGCTTTTACCGGTTGTAAAAGCAAGCAGCTCCCAGGAGAAAAAACAGAACGTCTGATCTATCAGACAGAAACCGTAAAGGATACGGTTTTAGTAGTCGAAAAAGATAGTTCTTTTTATTCTGCTTACATCGAGTGTATCAACGGGAAACCCGTTTTAAAAGAGATTTCAAATTCAGAAAAAGCGAAGTCACTTCCAAAAAACAAAGCCGGAAAACATTTGGCAATTCCTAACGTGAAACTGCAAAACGGCGTTTTGTCAGTCGATTGCCAGAAGGAGGCCGAAAATCTTTTTTTTCATTGGAAAGAAAAATTTAGAAAAGAATACGAGCTCACACACAAGCCGGTTCCGGTTCCGGTTCCACTAACTAAATGGCAAGAAGCAAAGATGGTGATCGGGTCACTCGTGATCTGGGCGGTCGGTCTGGTCGCTTTGGCTTATCTCATCAGGTTTTTAATCCGTAGAAAAATATTTTAAAGTGAAAAATACTAAATCATTACAGGAACTGCTTGAACTTTCAGCAGATCTATTCAATAACGAAAAACACCAGGACGTTGATATCGTCTATGCCGCTGAAGATGGCTTCATCTTTTTTGAAGATAACCGGGCGCGTGTACATTGCAGGAGAATTCCAGGACTGAAGTTTCACACTATTACAAGAACACAGGCCTTTCAGGCCGTTCCATTGACAGATGAATGGGAAAACGTGACTGTAAATGTGAATTCTGAAGATGTACAAACAGTCAATGGAACGCTTGCTTTACATATTGCACCGGTGGTAACAAAAGAAGCTGATCAGGATCCTGAAGCTGAAGCAAAAGAACTGGAAGCGTTAAAAGTACAATATGAAGAGCTTTATGGAAAAGCAGCACACCACAATGTAGGCGCTGAAAGGCTAAAGGTTTTAATTGCTGAAAAATTGACTGAAGGAACAAAAACTGAAGAATCACAAAATCAACCTGAATAATGGGAAAATTTCAAGCAATTAAAGTCAAGCAAATAAACGGCGGGCTTGGAAGGACCGCACCCGCTACAGATGACGTTTCTCTATTGGTGGTATCCATGAGCATTGCCGGATCTACTCTTGTTTATGGCCAGGCTAAAAAACTACTGGAAACGAAAGATGCGGAAGTGTTGGGCTTAACTGAAGCAACCGATGCTAATAATAAAACCCTGGCGTATCACCATATCTCTGAAAACTTCAGATTGGCACCGGAAAGTACTTTGTACATTCTACCGGTAGAAGCTAACAGTACAATTCAAAGCAAAATCCCTGTTGTGATTACAGCTTTGAAGAAAAACAGGGAAATTAAAGGTATTGCGTTTGCCGGATTTACAAACGATCTTTCCACGCTTCCGGGTGAAGTGGACGCCATTCAGACGGCTCTTGCATCAGAGGCATTGAATGAGGGGATTGACCTGGATTACATTATCCTCGAAGGAAGAGGGCCGGCGGAAGCTATAGCGCTGAATGATCTGGTTGATCTTTCCACGAAACAGGGGGCTAAAATTTCAGTAGTAATCGCCCAGGATAGAGATATTGCGGCACTTGATGCAACGTATTCAAAATACGCTTCTGTTGGTGCTTATTTGGGTATGATTAATGTGAGAAACGTTGCTGAAAATATCGGGTCGGTGAACATCGAAAGAAAGCCATCCGGCAGCGAAGCAATTGACACGTATCCATTGACACATTCAGGACTTGGAAGATTTATTAACGTGGGAATTTCCACTGGTCAGAGTATAGAAGAGCTGACAAATGTACAGATCAAAGACCTAAGCGATAAAAAATACATTTTCGCCGCTCAGTATGAAGCTGAAGCTGATTATTATTTTAGCAATTCACCCACATGCGTATCGGCCGCCAGTGATTATTCTTACATCGAAAGGAACAGAACCTGGAATAAAGCAAAGCGACTTATCTCCAGAACCTTGCTTCCGAAAGTAAAATCGAAAGTGCCGAAAGATCCATCCACTGGGTTTGTGAAAACTACAACGATTTCAAACTGGGAAACCTTACTGGAAGCGGCTCTGGATCAGATGGTCAAAGCTGACGAAATCAGCGGTTATTCTTTATTCCTGGATCCGCAACAATATCCGGACGAAAGTATGCCATTTAAAATCCAGTGTTCCCTGGTTGCTCATGGTATTGTACATGAGTTTGAAGTATCACTGGGCTTAACAAACAGTATTTAAAATAATGAGAGCAGGAAGTATTATTAATTCCCTGGGAAAATTACAGGGTTGGAATAACATCACGACAAACTTATTTGCTCATGATGTAGTAGGAATCACCGAACTGGCGTATGACGATACAACCAAAAAGGAAAATGTATACGCCGCGGGCCAATACATGGTGGGAAGATCAGAAGGAAACTACGAAGCGAAGGCTTCAGTTACCTTGCTGAAGGAAGAAGTTGACGCAATCCTGGATACGTTGCCACCAGGAACACGCCTTCAGGATATTGAACCATCTGATATCGTGGTTCAGTTTGCAATGAAAACCGGAAAGATCAGAAAAGATATCATCCGTAACGTGGAATTTACCGGTAATTCAATTGACGTCAAACAAGGAGACGGATCAATGGCAATAAAACTGGAGCTTATTGTTTCGCATATCGACTGGAATGTCCGATAAAATTTTTATTAACCTTTAAACACTATTTAAACGTGGATACAAACGTAAAAACTGAAACTACACAAATGGTCGAAACCAATGACCAGGAAAATACAATCATAGAGAAAACACAGAAAGAACTTATCAATGATCTGTACTATGAATCCGATGATTTCGGACGCTTTTCTGAAGAAGAAGTAAAAGCCTTCAGGTTGAAGCACGGAAAGAGACTGAGATATTTGAAGGTTGTGACGCCAGACGGCGAATCTGAATTTATTATTAAAAAGCCCAGTCGCGCCACTTCCAGTGCTGTACGTGAGGCAATTGATAAAAATGATGAAGACCTGGCTCAAACCATTATGCTTGCAAATTGCGTGGTTGAAGGTGATATTCAGGATATCGAAGAAGATGCCGTGGTCTTCACCAAAGTGACCACTTTCATCACTTCGATGGTAAAAGAAGCAGAACTGGAGGCAAAAAAGCTATAGACGCCTCACGTATCGAAATTCTCGATGACGATGAAGGCAACCCTATTCTGGGGATTGATTCAATAAGAAAAGCAAATGCTATTATTCGCATTACGTACGGGCTTGATCCTGATACGCTGAGTGACGAAGAGTTTGGCCGCCTGGTCAATGATTATGCATTTGTAAAGCGCTTTGATAGTGAAATCTATAAGATCAACATGCAGAACGCCCTTACCGAAGTCCTTAATGAACTATTCCCGGAACAGGTTTCAAAATAACTAATAACCATAAACTATAAAAGCAGCTTCAGGCTGCTATGATAAAACAAAGTAATGAGTACGGCAACTACAACCTGGGTCTTAAAACTTTCGGAAAATATTATTCCGAAGTTTAAATCCGTTGGCCAGGAAGGAAAAAGTGCCGGTGACAAAATCGATGATTCTTTTGACAAAGCAGGGAAAAAGATCGATGAAACGAAGAAAAAAACGGACAAACTAAAGAGATCCTTAGATGATGTAAATGCTATAAAATGGGGGTCTGTCTCTGAAGGGATTGACAGGATCACGAACCGTCTTTCAGAAATGAAAGAACCAGGAGCTGCCTTTGATGAGCAAATGCACGAACTCAAAGGACTTACCGGCGCCACGGATGAACAGATGTCAAAGATGAGCGAAAGCGCCCGTGATCTTGCCCTGGAGTTCGGCGGCAATGGTGCCTCACAGTTGGGAGCTTATCAGGGGATCCTGGGAAAACTGGGGCCTGAGATTGCTGAAAACGACAAAGCCCTGGCTAAGATGGGCCGAAATGTCGCAGTCTTATCGAAAACCATGAAAAACGATGTTTCAGGCGCACAGGAAGCTTTGACCAACTCCATGATTCAATTCAAAACGGATCTTTCCGATCCGATGAAAGCGGCGGAAGAAATGGACCGAATGATGAATGTTATGGTTGCTTCAGCAAAGGCGGGTTCCGTGGAGGTTCCGGATATCTCAAAAGCGCTCTCTGAAGCCGGCGGTGTTGCCAAAATGAGTAATATGACTTTTGAGGAAACTAACGCTTTAATTCAGGGAATGGCCAAAGGTGGTGTGGAGGTTGGTAAACTTGGAGTTTCAGCCCGTAATGCGATCTTAAAGATGGCTGCACCGGCAACGCTCAGCAATGATGCCTCTGAATACCTGAAGGCGTACGGCGTGGATATCAAAAAAATATCTGATACCACCATTCCATTTACAGACCGTCTGAAGGAACTTAATAAGGTAGGTCATGATATGAATGCATTAGCGCTTATATTCGGAACAGAAAACGTACAGGGCGCCCAGGCGATGTTATCAACCATTCAGTATCAGGAAGATCTTACTAAACAGGTTACCGGTACGAAAGATGCCTATGAAATGGCCGCCGAAAATATGGGAAACTGGAATGAGAGGATGAAGAGATGGTCCGCCCAGGTCGATGACTGGAAAACAAGCATATTTGATTCTATCGCACCGGTGATTTCGGTTACAGAAGCAAGCGGCGAATTCCTGAAAGTTGGTGCTGACCTCGCTAATATTTATAATGGATTTGGTCCGGTGCTGAAAAATTTCGTCACATGGGTTAAAAATGCAGGACTGGGACAAAAGTTTCTATCATTCTGGACCGGGGTTTCTACCATTGCGCAAAATCTTTGGAACAAAACGATGAACTGGGGGCCATTAAAAACATTTGTTTCCTGGCTTAAAAATACTGCGCTCGCTCAAAAACTTGTAAGTGCCTGGACCGGAATAGCAACGGCAGCTCAGTGGCTTTGGAATGCAGCCATGACAGCCAATCCCATCGGGCTTATTGTTGTAGGCGTTGCTGCTTTAATCGGTTTCGTGGCATTGGCAATTAAATATTGGGATGATTGGGGTGCTACATTGGTTATGTTCATGGGACCAATCGGCCTTATAATATCTGCTTTTAAGAATGTTTATGACCACTGGGATAGCATTAAAAAGGCCTTCCAAACTGACGGGATTATCGGAGGTTTAAAACGGCTTGGTCAGGTTTTACTGGATGTTTTGCTCAAACCAATACAGCAGATTGCCGGATGGATGGATTCTATTTTCGGAACCGACCTGGAAGCCGGCATGATGAAAATGCGCGGCAAAATGGATCTGCTTAACGATGAAGAGAAAAAAGACCTTGTGGCCAGGGATAACAAAGACATCGCAAAAGCGCTGAAAAGCGGTGGTCTGGTTATGTACAACGGGAAAGCCGTTCTTCCATCGACAAAAGCGAAATACGAGAAGCAGGATATTGATAAAGCCTTAAAGGATGGAAAACTGGTCATGTATAATGGTAAGGCTGTTCTTCCTGCAACAAAAGCAGCTGCTGAGAAAAGAGCAGCAGACGAAAAAAAGAAAGAGAAAACACCAAAAATCCTTTCACCTGACAGTGTTCTGGGGGGCGATAAGGATAAGAAGAAAAAAGGTAAAAAGAAAAAGGGCGAAAAGGGTGACGGTGAAACATCCGTAAACGAAAATGGAGCCGGTGTAAAAACAATAAACGTAACGGTTAACATGCATAATCATTTTAGTATTGATAAAAGTTACGGGAGCATGGAACGGGCTGCGAATACTGTAATCTCAAAAATTAATGACCGCCTCCGTGATGGTATGGTGGCACTGGATTGATATGAAAGATATTTTACTCAATGAAAATAATGAACCAATGATTATAGGAGGTGACTTCAGAACCGGGAAAAGTGAGCTTCAGGAAGTAGCTATCATTTTACAGTTACGACAAGGAGAATTAAAGAGTGATCCGATTCTGGGTGTAAATCTCCAACACTTTATCAAAAGTAAAGAGAACCGGACGGCAATTGAACGGAAAATTAGGATTCAATTACAGCGAGACGGTAAGAGGTATGAGGATATTGTGAACAACATAAAATATAATAATGGATAGACGTATTGAGATCGCAGAGCTTTTTAAGCTTGCTTTTGGAGTAAGCAGCCCCGTTTATCTTACGGTTCCAATTGGAAAGCAAAGACAGCCGGAAATACAGTATTCTGGAATAGGTATTAAAGAAGCAGAACTTCCGGAAGCTGAGCGTTTGAGTAGATTCGGAACTCCTATTGTTTTTCCATTGAAATTCAGGGGCGGACTTTACCAACATTTTGATGAAAAAGGCAGAATTGTGAAACGAAAAGTTGATGACTTTTGGTTTCCGCCGGCGACAATGGTTGACTTTAGCCAGTCGAAAAATATTACAAGGACTGATATTTTGGGTGGTAACGGTACAGTTAAGGAAATATTCGGGTTTGAAGACTGGAGTATCCGTATTAGAACCTTATGTATTACTGATGAGATGTCAGCGCGCGAATATGAGCAAAAGATCGTCCAGTGGTCGAGAGCAGTGGACTCGATTCAAGTCGAAAGTGATTTGTTTAATTGGAAAGAAATCTATCATTTAGTTATTGATGATATTGATATTAAAAGCATTGAAGGTAGCCCAAATGTTATCCCGATTGAGTTGCAATGTTCCAGTGATGAGCCTTTTGAATTAATTTTCAAAACCCCTCAAAAATGACCTTGACACAATGTGCAGAAATAATATTTAATCCTGGTACTTCAGAAGAGTTCTCCATTTTTAAAATTAATAGTGTAGAACTTGAAAAAAGTTGGAAAATGCTCACAGCAACCGCACAAATAACATTGCCCCGTAATACAAAAGACTTTGATCGCTTAAAGGTTAATGAAGTCTTTAAACGGGACACAAAATGTATAATTCGCCTGGGTTACGATCAAATATTAATTGAAGAATTCAGTGGCTATATATCTCAGGTTTCAGCGGATTTTCCAATTAAAATAAAGCTGGAAGATGATATGAGGATGTTGAGGCGTATTCCGGTGAACTTTTCAGCTAAAACTGTAGGCTTAAAGGAGTTTATTTCTAAGTACGTTACAAAGTATCCGATTGATATTGATGCTGATATTCAACTTGGGGCCGTTAGATTTAGCAAAACGACTTTAGGGGAAGTATTTGATAAGCTGCAAAAAGATATGAGTATTTACAGTTTTATCCGGAACGGAAAACTGACCATAGCAAAACCGTTCTCAGATATTGAAAAGGTTCATCATTTTGATTTAGAAAGGAACTGTGTAGATAATAATCTTAATTATTTAAGTAGGGAAGAAAGATTAATCAAAATCGTAGGAAAATCAATATTTGGAAAAGGAAAGAAACTGGAGTTTGAATTTGGTGACGATGATCCAAAGGAAACGTTAAACTGGCATTTTACTTTTCGTGAAAAAAAGGATTTGGAAGCTGCTGTAAAAAAAATGTACAACGATCGGAAAAAGGATGGCTTTGATGGCTCCTTCACCACTTTCGGTCTTGACAGTGTACAGCATGGAGAAAAGGTTTATCTGACAAGCACTCAGTATCCAGACAGAACAGGCACATATTACATAGATCGGGTACAGAAAAGTTTTGGTAAAGATGGATATAGACAAAATATTGAATTAGGACAAAGAGCATACTAATGAGCGCGGAAATAGATGAATTTGTAAACCTTTCCGGAAGGAAAAATAAAAAACAGCAAACACTGATCTTGCAATGGGCCAAAGTGACAGCCGTTGACTGGGAGAATAGAACTTGTGATGCAAAAGGGGTTGATGATGACCTTGAGTTCTTTGATATCTTAATTGGCGCCGGTTGCTTTGATCAGAAACCAAAGGTAGGTGCGCTCATCATTATCGGAATGCTGAACAATACGGAAACTACACCGGTTCTACTGAGTGCTGAAGAAATTGACAGACTGGAGATAAAAGCAGGAAATTGTGAATTAACTATTGATGACGGTTTCCTTATAAAAAAGGAAAATGAAACGCTAAAAAAATTAATGTCCGATTTTATCCAGGCTTGCAGGAATATGGTTTTTAAAACCAATTCCGGGATAACTATAGAGCTATTAACAGATCCTGAATTCCAACTGTTACAGAACCGATTTAATAACTTTTTAAAATAGTATTTAATGCCAATAATTGAGGCCGCCGCAAAGGCAAAAATTAAACAGAAGTTGCTTTTAGCACGAAATAATACTACCGATGCTGATGAAGCATTAGATGCTTTGGTAGATGCCATATATGAAATTATAAAAGAACTAATAACAAATGCTACCGTCATTGGGGTATGTCCTTCAGGCGGTGGTCCCTTAACACAGGGGAAAATTACCTAACCATGAAACAAATTTTATTAGAGAATGCCGGAATATTACTATCAGCATTAGCCACAGGTTTTGGCGGTTGGTTTTTCGGTAGAAAGAAAGCTAAAGCTGAAGCTGAAGCTTCTCAGATCGAAAACGCTGAAAAACTTCTGGAGTATTACCGGAAATTAGCCGATGATCTGGGTGGGCGTCTTGAAAAAGCTATTGAAAAACTCCAACTGTCTGAAATTGAAAAACAGGAAGTGATTAAAAAGTTCAGTGATGCCACGGAAACCATTCATCAATTGGAAGAAAAAGTGGAAAAGCTTACTGAAGAGTTAAGGAAGTATAAACAATTAAGTGGTAAAACTCAATGAAGATAACTGTTCTGAGAAATCAATCCTTTATGGATTTGGCACTACAACATACAGGTGATGTTCTCAATGCATTTGATATCGCAGCGGCAAACAATATGGCTGTATCAGATACGCCGATTTCCGGAACAGTCATCACCATTCCGGAAACAATTCAGAGAAATATCGACGTGCTGAATTATTATGCAGCCAATGGGATAAGGCCTGCAACTGGTGTTCACGATGAAACAGTGTTTGCTGAACATAAAGGAATAGGTACTATGAGAGTAGGCGGCACTTTAAAAGTAGATTAAAATGAATAGAAGTTTTGAAGAAATATTAAATGAAATGCTAACTGCAAAGGCGGCAAATACTTTACTTGATGAACTTGACACTGAATCAAAGGTTTCCATCTGGAGACAGTTTTTAATTGTAATTGCCTGGTGTATTTTTAACTTTCAGAAGGCTTGTAACTTGTTCCTTCAGGAAATAAAAGAGCTGATTGCAACGCAAAAAGTTTTCCATTTAAGAAGATACAGATTCGAGGCTTTAAGATTTCAATACGGATTTGATCTGATCGAAGATTCCGACCAATTTAAAAATACTTATTTGGTTAATGGAGAAGAAATAATTGCGAGTGATGATATTATTCAGAATTCTAAGATTATTAAATACGCAGCTTGTAGCCGGCTTGTTGATAATGGCAGGGCCAAAATAGTACTGAAGATTGCCCCTGAAAATATGAATGATATTTTTTCTTCAGATGTTATGAAAGCATTTATAAAATTTCTTGAAGAAATAGCACCGGCGGGTGATCATGTAACTGTAATCAACTATTTGCCGGACCTCTTAAAATTTGCCTTCAGGATCAAATATGATCCTATGGTCCTACTTAACGATGGGATGAATATTGTGAGCGGTAAATATCCGGTTAAAGATGCAATTGAAGGATTTTTAAAAAACTTACCATTTAACGGAGAACTCAGTATTCAAAAACTTGAAGCCGCGATTCTGGCCGTTGATGGTGTTGTGGATCTTGAAACTTTAAGTATGGAAACAAAATGGATTGATCCGGCGCAAACGGGTTACGGTTTATATCAACCGGTGATAATGTCAGTAATTCCTGCATCTGGAAGATTTAAAGTAGAAGATTTTACAGGGCTTCAATTTATAGTATAATGGATAAAGTTTATAAAATAAGTTTCAGAAAACTTGCCACTGAATGGTTACCGCTCTATATGCGAGGGAACTTTTTAACAGCTTTTGTCTTTGTGCTTCTGACTCCCTTACAATTAATATACTTGGAATTCTTAAAGGTAAGAAGACAGTATCTGATCAGGATTAGTACGACCTGCCAAAAGTTTTCCATGCAAAAAAGGCTTAATGATGTCTTTGATCCGGTTGAACGAAGAATAAGAATTGTTAAGGCGGTATTATTCGATGCAACCTATCTCTATACTGAAGCGGAAGACGATCAGTGGCGTACAAAGACGAAATGGCTTTTCGGTAATGAAAATCCGATTTATATCTACACGGAGGCGGAATTGTATTCTGAATTTGATTTCATTGTAAAGATTCCGGATTCCGATATCAATCAAATACAGCTGCGGGCAGAAATTGAATATTACATGCTCCAGTCAAAAAATTACAAAATCGAAATTATTATATGAAACTGAATATAGAATTTTTACAGACCGGCGGGGTTCCTTTAACCAATGACCTTATGGCGAACATTATGGAAGCGATCAGGCTTTATGATGTATTGGGAAGCGTTGCAGGTCACATGACAATCCTGGCGGGTTGTGATCCCATAGCCGGTTCAGCGAATACCGTTTCGCCGGGTGTGGTTGCTATCAATGACGAAGTGCTTTTTTTTGAGGGTGGTCCGATCACAGCAAACGTTTTTGTCAATGAGGTGGAAATATCAAAAACATTTCAGGATCAGCAAAATAAAGTTCTCATTAGAAAACGAACCGCAAAATTCGGAAATGCTGCCCCACCGAACCAATACACTTGGGCGGATTTTGTAAAGCTTCAAACGCTGAAAGGTATTCAGGAAAGTTTAGATCAAAAAGCCAATCAATCGCAGGTTGATGATCATGAAGCTCGCTTAAAACGGTTAGAATTAAAAACCGCCCCAATCGAAAACGGAAAGGTGGTTTTTCTTTTCAGGAAGCCCGCTTCTGAAGTTCCTTTGGGTTGGAAGGAATGCACCGATTTTTAC